ACAAGAAAAGCTTCGTTGCCGGGTACTGGCGTACCTGGGTTCAGCACGAGCATTACGAGGGGCTTGTTAACAAGCTGGCCGCAGGCTATAATGCACATCCGCTGGGCTCGCCTGCACTGATGGCGGCAGAAGCGGCTTGGGAGAAACGCAGTGGCCGACCAATTCGGATTCAAGCGGGAACGAGTGAACACGTTCCGGCCGGTGTACAAGGTAACGGACTACGGGTCGAACCCGAACGTCATGCCCACCCGGCCATTGATGACGTCCGACTCAATGGACCCGAGCCTGCCGCGGTCGGCGCGGGACCTGAGGGGGATTCCGTTTCCCGAGGAACTGAAGAACGTGCCGCGGGGCGTGGACTATCGGATGGACTGCTATCGTCTTCCGCCGGGCCGGCGCCGCAGCCGAACGCGCGCGTAAGGAATGCGCTCGAGGCTCTCGATCCCGAGAACGACAAGCATTGGGTCGCTACGGGTATGAATGCGGGTAAGCCGCGGGTGGATGTGGTGGCGCAGGCCGCCGGAGTTGAAGGGCTGACGCGCGCGGATTTGGACGTCGTGCGGCCCGGATGGACGCGTGATAAAGCCAAGGCCGAAGTGGCGGAGGTCAAACCGGAGGAAGTTTAATGCCAGGACCAGCGGTAAAGTCTCAGCGGCAAGTTGCCTATCTGCTCTCGAAAGGGAGTCCGTTGACACCTGTGCAGAAAGACAATCTCAAGGGCGAGCTTCATTCGGGCGCGGTCAAGATCAAGGCCGACACGAAGAAGACCACAAGTCGAAAGGGTTAGCGTATGCCTAAGGATGTGTCGAAAAGTAAGCTCGTCGATAACATGACGAACGGGACGGCAAAACCGGGGTTGGCGCTTAGCGGCGCCGGCCGTACGAAGCGTCCTTACGGTCCCAATCAGCGGCCCGGCAACATGAAGCAGCCGGACGTGAAGATGGGTGTAGCGAAGGGCGGAAAGCCACCGCGATAATCGTGGTTGACGTAGCCTTTTCGTTAAGGTAAGCTGCACCATCAGTTTCGACAAAGCGCCCTAGGAGGGGACAAATGACTCAGGCAATCTTTCTCGCTAAGCGGACTCCCGCTCCTGGTAAGGGCTTCATCAACGGCGTCGTGGCCGTTGCCGTGAACCTCGTCAGCACTGCAAACGCTGCGGCTATTAAGGCCGGTGCGGTTGCTGCGTGCAATGCGCTCTATCCGAAGGATGCGTCAGCCTCGCGCGGTGCTCCGGTGGGTCCGTCGCAGAACTCGAGCAACGTGTTCCCTGACGACTACTTCGACTCGACTGAAATTCTTGATCCGACCGGTACGCTGTCGGCGAATGACGACGCGTATCTGTTCAGCACGCGCGCTGGTGTCGAGTTCTTCGACGCCTAATCGACGGGCGTATAGTTTACGCGCAGGGGCGGGGGCCGGGGAGACGCAAGCGCTTCCTCGGCCCTTCTTTTTAGGGGCTGGGAATGGCCATCAATTTCGTAGTAGAGCAGGGACAGGCCGGATCTGATTCGACCTCGTACGCTTCTATCGAATTCATCGACCAGTACCATACCGACCAGGGCAATGAGCTTTGGCTGAACATCCCCGCTGGTGCCATCACTGGCCTTACCGCGCTTCAGGTGAAGCAGGTGTGTGCCAACAAGGCGTCGAGCTATATGGACAAGCGCTTTAGCCGCCGGTGGCTTGGCGTGCGGCGCTCGCGTACCCAAAAGCTAAAATGGCCACGCCTGGACGCGTTCGACATCGACGGATTTTTTCTGTCGAGTACCAACGAGTTGCCGCCGGAGCTTCTTAGCGCGACGGCTGAGTATGCCCTTCGCGCGTACGTCTACAAGGTGCTGGCGCCTGATCCGATCAAGCCTGTGCCAGCGCAGGACTTCACAGGAACTACGTATACGGCGCAGGACCTTAATACGCCGCTAGGGCCGCTACGCACGCGCTCGGTACGCGTTGGTCCGGTTGCGGACGCCAAAGGCTACCTGCTTCCCTCGGAGGCCAGTAAGGGTGGCAGCCGCACGGTGCAGAGCTTCGTTAACAATGACTACAATATACCTGAGTACCCGGAGGCTGATATGTATCTGGAGCGCCTTCTTCGGCCACCTATGAATGCAGCACTTCTCAGCCGGGGAGATTAGTCGGTGGCATTCAATTATGCTGAGCTTGCGGTTACCGCAGACGCGCTCATAACAGAATTTGGGCGAAGCCTTACGCTGTCTAAACGTGACCGTACGCCGGCTGATTCATCGAAGCCCTGGCAAGGTCCGGCGTCTCCCGGCACTGATACGACGGTCACGCTGCTTGGTGTCGTGAATCCATCGGCGGATGAGGACATGCCAGGAACCGTCATTAAGCGCGGTGATGCCTACGCCATAATTTCGGCTATCGGCGCCGGCTCGACAACGGATGTGGCTCAGTTCGATACGCTAATTGACGGAAGCACCAAATGGCATATTTTGAATGCCAGTGGTGTCAACCCTGGTCCCGTGAACTTGGTTTGGATTTTGCATTTGAAACGGTAAGGAAATGCCTTTTTCGAACCCACAAGATGCAGTAGACGCGATGATGTCTCAGTTCAAGACGGCCTGGGACGCTCAGAGCGGAACCGTGCCTCCCGTCATATATGACGACAATCTGGACGACAAGCCGCCGACCGGTGAATGGGTCAGGGTCATGGCGCAGCATAATATATCGAGGGCAACCGTCATCGGTAACACTCGGTTTCGCCGCGGCGGCCTTCTGACCATCGTCATTTACGCGGTGCCGGGTGACGGCGGTGTGCGGAGGCGTGCGCTAGGTCTCGTGGCGCTCCATGCGGTTCAGGGTAAGAACAGCGCCCCAGATGGGGTGTGGTATCGGAATGCTGCCTACCGGGACGCCGGCCAAGAGGGCGAGTGGTCCAAGGGTATAGTTCAGGCGAATTTTGAGTATGATGAAGCCCTTCCGCGGCCGGGGCTTCCATAACGGTTGACTACCGTCTATAAATAGGCCATAGTGTGCCAGAATAGGCCGAGATGGTCGCGCACCCTTTGAGGGATTCCACATGGTTACGAACGTCTTTAAGGTCGATAGCAATACGACGAACACCCGCTACGCTGAAGAGGCGTCCATTGGTGTGCTGCCGTCGAGCCCTGTTTGGAACGCTCTCGAGCCCAACTCTTTCAGCAATTTCGGCGGCCAAATCAAGACCGTAGCGCGTCGGCCGATCAATACGTCCCGTCAGCGCTTCAAGGGCGTGCTTGTTGACTTGGACGCTGGTGGCACCGTCAATTCCGATGTCACGCAGACCAATATGCAGGACATTATGCAGGGATTTTTCTTTGCCAGCCTGCGGCGCAAGGGCGAAGTCGGCACGGTCAATGAGGCGCCTATTAGCGTTACCGGGGCCTCGCACCTGTATACGGTTCAGAGCACCGCGGGCGTTCTAGTGGGATCGCTTGTGCTGGCGGCCCATTTCGGCCTCGCAGCCAACAACGGTCTGAAGCGAGTGACTGCGGTTTCTGCCGCGGTGGCCGCGCAGAACACCTTGACGCAATCGACCACGTTCACCATTGCCGATGGCGAGACGGTGACTATCGGTAGCACGGTGTACACTTTCAAGACAGTGCTTACGGATACCGTTGCCGGTCAGGTTCTCATTGACGCCACCGGTGCTAGCCCGGAAACAAACTCATTCGCCAACCTCGCGGCGGCTATCAATGGCTCGGCCGGCGCAGGTTCCCTGTACTCGGGCGCGACTCCGCCTGATGCGAATGTGACCGCAACGTCAGGAACGCATACACTCGTCGTGACAGCGCGTAACAGCGGCACTACTCCGAACGCGGTAGCTACGACTGAAACATTGGTACATGGTGCCTGGGCGGAGACCACGCTTGGTGGTGCTATGGCAACTACGGTCGGCGCCTCGGGTACTATTACGGTATCGGACACGAGCGTCGTGGACGAGACTGTCAGCACTGCTGCCACGTTGGTTGTGGTTGGGTTCCAGACGGCCGCAGGTGACCTTGATGTCACGGCGACCGCCGGTGACCTGCCGCATCTTACCAGCACGGCTCTGGACTTCACGACGCTCGGCCTGACGCCGGGTGAGTTCATTTGGCTCGGTGGCGACACTGCGATCACGAACCTCTTGACCGCGGCCAACTCGGGATGGGGCCGCGTGCATTCTGCGGCCACCAATCTTCTCGTGCTGGATAAGACCGGTTCGACCTTCGTGACGGAGGCCAACGCTGCGCAGACCGTACAAATCTTCTTTGGTCGTGTGCTGAAGAACGAGCTTGATCCTGCGCTTCAGAAGCGCCGGACTTATCAGATTGAGCGTACGCTTGGAGCGCCGGACTTCAATCATCCGACGCAGCTTCAGTCCGAATATATCATCGGTGGCGTTCCGTCTAAGGCGGATTTCATGGCCAAGACTGCTGATAAGTTCATGGTGGACTTGGAGTTTGTTGGCCTCACCAACGAACAGCGGACGGCGACTACGGGACTTAAGAGCGGCACTCGGCCGGACTTGTCGGTGACGGATGCCTTCAACACCACGTCGCATGTTTCGCGTATGCGGATGACCATCCTCGATCCGGTTAATTCGAACCCGCTGGACCTGTTCTTCCATGTGCAGGACTTCAACATTCCGATTAACAACACGTTGACTCCGAACAAGGCGATCAGGACGCTCGGCGCGTTCGAAGTCACTGCCGGCTTGTTTGCGGTGGACGGTAAAGCCACGGCGTATTTCTCTGACGTTCAGGCGACGCTCGCCGTGCGGCAGAACAAGGACGTGACCTTCGATGCCATCTTCGTTCGGCAGTCAACCGCGGGCAACTATGCGGGTGTGGCGTTCGACGTTCCGCTCATTGCGCTCGGCGACGCACGTCTGAACGTGGTCATCGACAAGGCCATCGACCTGCCGCTTGAAATCGGCGCTGCGCGTGATCGCAATTTCAATCACACGCTGCTCATGACTTGGTATGATTATCTGCCGGCTGTTGCTGCACCGGTATTTTAAGCCCTTGCAGGGGGACGCCTAATAGGCTATAAAGCCCCCTGCAAAGTATGCCCGAGTGGGGATAATCTCGCCGGGTCTTGACGGAGACGATGCGCATGACTGATCTCGGCACTATGTTTAAGACCAACCCTGAGCGCGAAGTTGAGGGTGTGGTGCTTTGTTTCGGCGATGCCGAAATTCGTGTGGCTCGCGCGGGCGGCGCCAACACCAAGTTTACGCGCCTGTTTGAGGAGCGCACCCGGCCCTACCGTAAGCAGATCGAGATGAAAGTCATCAAGGATGACGTCATGGTGCGACTGCTCGCGGAAGTTTACGCGGAGTCCATTCTCGTATCCTGGCGTACTCGAATTGTCACGAAGGACGAGTTCGACGCGGATGTTGTGTCCTATGACGACACGATCACGGTGAACGGCGAGAAGCTTGTCTTCAATCGCGATAACGCCATCAAGCTCCTGACGTCAGTCCCCTTGGTGTTCCAAGAAGTCCGCGAGGTCTCTATGGCCTTCACGAATTTCCAAGACGCCGAGGCGCTCGAGACCGACGCAAAAAACTGAAATCGGTCCTGCTCTACCAGCTAGAGTATGGACCGCAGGAGGACGGTCTTGTCAGGATGACGGCGGCTGACCGCAAGCCGGCGCCGGCCGCCATCGCTAACGCACCGTCGCTTCTTCCTGGGCTCCAGTGGTACTTCAAGGCGTTCCTTGACCTGTCCACATGCCGGTCGGGCGGGGGTGGCATTCCCTGGACAGCTATGCACGACTGGGGGCGTATCCACGGAATCACCGAGGACGCCGTCGAGTTTGACCGATTTGTGGCTTTGATGAAGGCCATGGATGTGTCATACTCGGAATTCCATAAGGCCAAGGATGACGCCGAGAACAAGAAGACGGCGGCGCAGGCTAGGCGGAGGTAGTCGTGGCCACGTACA